TTATTTTGTACCGAACAAGCGGTCACCTGCATCCCCAAGACCTGGAACGATGTAGCCATGTTCATTCAAGTGGTCATCAAGGGCTGCTGAAAAGATATCAACATCTGGATGTGCTTCTTGAAGAGCTTTCACCCCTTCTGGCGCTGCTACCAGGCAGACAAACTTGATATGGCTAGCGCCACGTTTTTTCAAGGAGTCTACCGCCAAAATAGCAGATCCACCGGTTGCTAACATTGGGTCTACCACAAAGATTTGACGTTGGTCAATATCTTCTGGCAATTTCACCAAGTATTCAACTGGTTTCAAGGTTTCTTCATCACGGTACATTCCAATATGGCCAACTTTTGCGGCTGGTACCAAGCTCAAGAGACCATCGACCATCCCAATCCCTGCACGAAGAATTGGAACAATAGCCAATTTCTTCCCTGCAATTTGTTTTTGAACGGTTTTTGTAATCGGTGTTTCAATTTCTACATCTTCAAGAGGCAATTCACGCAACACTTCATAGCCCATCAGCATCGCAATTTCATCGACCAATTCACGAAAGGCTTTTGTAGAGGTATCTGTGCGACGTAAAATAGACAATTTATGTTGAATAAGGGGATGTTTAATGACTTCTAATTTTCCCATGTTTGAGATCCTTCTTTCTAATCACTCTGTTTCAAATCAGAGCAAGCAATGTGGCTAACCCTAACCCATTTCGTTTTCACTCCATCTTTGAAAACAAGTTACCATCGGAAACCATCATTTCCAACTTTATAGTCATCTTATTATACCAAATTTAAAAAATACTTTCCATTAGTTTCTAATAGTTGCCAAGAAGCCTTTAAATAGTGCATTTTCGCAATTTATATATATTAGTTAGTTTCTGATAAAATAAAAAAACCGTATTCAAAACCGTATTCATTATTTGCCCGTATAGTTGAAAAAATGAACTAAAAAAGTTCTTTTTTTATTACTTTTCTATTGACAATTCACGGTAAACCGTGATATAATATAATTAAGAAAGGAGGTAAGACCAATGAACAAAGAAGATTGGTTAAGGTTACTTGAAAAAGTTATAGATGATATACCTGAAACAGTAACCGCTATAGCAAGCCTGATAACCGCCATTACGGTTTACAGGCAAACTAAAAAGCGCAAACCAAAGACCCGCAAAGGAAAAAGGTAAACGCTAGGGGAGTAGGAAGCACAATTTCCTACTTCTCCATTTTATCATATAGAAAGAAGTTATACAATGATTTATGTATTCGCTACTTTTATAATTACTATTAATGTTTATTTATGGTTCAAAATCAACAAGGAAAAATAACAATGCGTAAAGAAATTTTAGATTTATTAAATAGTAAAGTAAGCACTAGTGACATATCAAAAGGTGCATGCGTCCCTTGGTCAACTGTTGCCGATTTAAGAAAAGGAAAAACAAGCTTAGATAAAATGGCCCTTTTAACCGCTGAAAAATTATATTCATTTGCCCGATCAATAAAAAAATAAAAAAACCCTCCTATAAAATAGGAGGGTTTTTAAATATTATTCCAGCATACCCCATAAATCGGTACGGTTGCCGGCTTCATCTGTTGGGCCGATAGCCATGTAATTCCGATTTCCAGAAGCTCCCACGTATGAAATCCAGCGGTAGCCTGCATTTGATCCCTTAGAATCGTAGCGGACCTTTTCGCCTGGTTGGTAAGTTGCCACGATTTCACCGTTTAAATCTGGATAACGGCGGACATTAATAGGACTGTCACCCACCGTGAAAGTAGCTTCTTCAGGGAAGAATGGAACTTCATGATTTTCCATAACTTCAGTAACAACTTCTTTGAGTTCTTCTTTTGGAAGTGGTTCACCTTTAGGACGGAAAGCCGTAGGATATAAAGCAGAATAAGGAAAGGCCAAAAGATTGAAAGCACCACCGCCATTTGGACCTGGTGTTCCGCCTTGGTTTTGTCCAAGGAACAGCCCTTGACTTCCGTCAATATCACTTACAAAGATAGCAACGTGAGAAACCGGCGTCCATTCATTTTCTGTGAAAATACAAACTTCCCCGCCTTCCATTTTTTCCACTTCATCAAAATAATCAAGCATACCGTTGCTATATCGTTGCTCCCAAATGTCTTTCACATATCCGGAATTGGTACAGTTTGCAAATGGAACACCTAGCCAAATACAATATTTAGCATAGCCATCCCAGCATTGCCACCCGTAAGATCCATCAATATCAAAGCCATATCCTAGCACTTCATCTTGAAATAGTTTCACTTTGTCCATTTTTTTCACCTCATTTTTTCCAGGTGTCGTTTGCTTTTTTTACCGCTGATTCGATAAATGTATTGAGCTGATCGTTTGTTAAATAAATGTTATAAGCTTCAAGGCCTTCAATAAGGCTTGTTTTAGCGTGTTCTAGCTTGTCTTTGCCATGAATATCTAGCTTGTCCGCTACTTGTTCGGTAGCTTGTACGGCGTTTCTTGCTAGGATTTCAGCGGTTTCAAGTGCTTTCTTCCCTCCGCGGGTCAAAAGGTATTTTTTAACCGACTGAACAACAATACCTACAAGCACTACTAGAATACTCATTGAACTGTTTAAAACAATATCTGTAATTTGATTCATTTCTTTTTCTCCTTTTTAATCAATTTCTTAGGCTCTTCAAGGCCTTCTTTTAATTGGAATTTTTCGCGGTCTATGTTTTGTTTGATAAAACGATCAAGACCGGGAATTTCTACGCCAAGGGCGGATAAACTTGCTAAAATACTAGACCCGTATGCCATCATCATGGCAACAATAAAGGTATCAACAACCGGGGCAAGATTCATATATAAGGCAAATGGATAACCAATAGCCGTTATTAAAATCATAGCGGTGTGACTGACTAAACCTTTCCGCCATTTACGACTTGAAAAGTCGTGGTAAGCCCACGCCCTTGATACTCCTAAAACAATATCAAGGGCCACAATCAAGATTAGAGCGAAAACTGTAAAATGTTCATCAATTCCATGGGCGTAGAAGTCCTTGACAACCTCGAAAATTCCAAAAATTCCATCTGGTTCAATTACTTCCAAAATTCACCTATTCCTTTCCAACAAAAGGCCAAGCTGTTGCTGTTCCTAGCTCAAGCTTGCCACCTTTTTGAAATTCCTTGATAGGTTCGCCGTTGTAAGTAAAGGCTTTTTGTGCCTGAATTAAAATCTTAATTCCTTCACCATCAACCTCTTCATGGCTAGGATCTTCCAAAACAAAAAGATCATCCGTTTTGAATGTATCACCGGTTTTAGCAATAGGCAAAAGGTCCATATACTGTTTGTAGATGGTTCCGTAAACAATATTTTTGGACATAACAGCATTCAAAATTGAAACGTGTGTTAACTTAGCGTTGTTTTCCACTAGCTTATTAACCATTTCAAGCTGTTCTTTTTGTTCTTTAACCTTTTGATCACGTTCTTTAGCTTTGACTTTCAAGTTATCAACTTCTTGGATACTTTCAGACAAGGCTTTTTCAGCGTATTCAGACTTAAAGTAAGCGTCTTTAGCAAGTTCAATTGCTTCATTATCCGACTTATTCCGGTGATCTCCCGCCACGCGCTGGGTGAAGCTATCAAAGCCCCCGCTAGTTGCATTTAATGAAATATCTGTGTGTGTAATTGTTCCATCTTCATCATATACCGGGTATTTACCCACTACTGCATAAGTTCGCATTATTCAGCTCCTTCTACTTTTAATTCATTGAGTTGGCTTTGAAGTTCTTCTTTTTCCTTTTTGAGTTCTTCAAAACTTGCCTGTAATTCATCTTTAGCCTTTTGAAGTTCTTTTTGATCTTTCTCCAGCTTTTGAGTGTATTCACGGTAACCTTTTACTTGCGTTTGGAGCGTCGCAATAATTACCGCTTTCTGTCCGATTTCTGAAGCTAGTTCAGAATGTACGCCATTATAAAAATCTTCATTCATTTCTTTACCTCCATTATTTAATATGGTTGCGACCGTATGAAAACGCGTCTAGCATTGCTTTAACTTTATTAGTCATAGCTGTGGTCATTGTTACTTGACCAATAGCGTGGGCCCACAATTTCCACAAAGCGGCCACACTTTCATCGAGACGAATAAATTCGGTTGGGGAGTCCGTATCCGACTTTGTTTTTTTTGGAATAACAAAATGTCTACACCAAATTTCTGAATTCTTATTCCAGATTCCCGGTGTTAACGTTTGGGAAACTACACTAAAATTCCAACCATCATCAGACGAAGCGTGACGCATATTGTTGTAGTCACCATATTGGAAAATGTTATCAACTCCATTATTGGAATTGTTATCGATTACAATGCCCGCGAATGATGTGGATTTCCAATTTTCTGACCCGTCTCGGTTGCTACCAATTATTGTTTTTGCGTGCTTCAGACCGTCTTCTATTGTCGATTGGTATTTTATGAATTGTGTCGGATAACCTACGTCTTCACGAACTATACCAACATTGTCACCCTCTAAACGGATTTTTTGACGGTTCAAATCAATTGACAAAGTTTCATCAAGTGATTCTATCCGACCTCCTTTATAAGTCAACCCGACAAACGTTCCGGAATTGACGCTTGAAGCATTAAGATTTATTATTCTAGCTTGTGAAGCGTCAATTTCTTTAATGTGCGCCGTTTCAATTTGGGCTTCTCCAATCATGGATTTTTTAATAACCCCATCTTTAATATAGGTTTTTTCACCAATTGAAAGCAAACCTTCGTTAATTCTTATTGAGCCGTCCGGGTTCAAATTTAATTGCCCCAGCACGTCCCCAGCGCTGTTTAAATTCCGGACTGACCAACTATTATTTAACTGTGTGACTTGCGTCCGTACGGCTTCAAGCGGTTCTTTTAAATCATCCGGCGACGGTTGCCAAAGGCGATCTGCGGAACCTTCGTAAAAGTCAAGTTCGGTCATAAATAGGCCGGACCATCCCGAAGGATTTCCGTCGTAGATAAACAATAGATAGCCATTATCAAAATCACCAGTATTAAACTTGAAAGAGCGTTTTAAAGCTCGTTCCGAACTAAAAGCAGGGTTTCCAGTCTTATCAAAGATTGTCTGGATTTCGTCATAATCTTGATTAGCTGAGTTTTTTTTGCGCTTTCTAAATTCGATCTTAAAACGCGCTGTGTTAGCGTCAAACGCTAGCATATTGAGCATATAATCGGTGTTCTTTTTAAAGACAAACCGTGGACTGTTAACGACTGCTCCGCTCGAAAGCTGAAACATTCGTTTTTGCCCGTTTAGATAAAATTGGTGCGCTGTGAAGCTTAACTTATTAGGTGCGCCATTCCAATACTTCAAGCCGTCATCCGCCCTTGAGTTTTTCAACATATTAGGGCCACCGCTTGACGAATATTTTCCAACTTCCGTTTGGAAAATTCGGTCATTTAATAACATCCGGGAAATGTTACTAGCTATTTCACTCCCTACGGTCCCAAAAGCCTGTACGAATACATCAGACGTCCGGGCAAAGTCACTATAAGCCTTTTTATTGTCTGAAAGTTCTTTGGTAATTGTCGCAAATTGACCATCTAGCCCGCTTTTATAATTCGCAAACTTTGTTAATTGCCCATCTGTTCTGTTGAACTTCTGTTCAATCTCACTTATTTTCTCGTTATAAGTATTTTTTGCGACGTAATTATTACTAAATTCAGCACGTTCCCGGCTGATACCTTCAGCGGTTTTAGTTTCCAAAAAGCGGTTAAACTTTTCTGAAGTTGTCCCGTCCGGGTTGAAGTTTGTAGAAATCGTGTCTAATTTAGTTTTCAAGCCTTGCGCTGTTCTTTCAAATTCAGCTTGTGCCTGTGTTACTAAATATTCTTGATCTTCCGGGGCCGGTTGCCAAGGCCTTGGCTGTGTCCCTTTGTAAAGGTCAATTTCTGCAATATATAATTCAGATTGTCCACCGTTTGAACCGTTGTTGTCAAACCTTAAAAAAGCATTATCAATATCACCAGAATTAAATTTAATTGATACAGTTTCTAATTCGCTATCGCTTGATTTTTTGCCATTAATTAATTGCTTGCTAATAGTAACTTCTTTGGTTTCACCATTGCGACGCCCTGAAATAAAAACATCATAAGACATTAAAGTTGAACTATTAAAACACCTAAAATTAAGTGTATAATCTGTGTTTTTTTCTAATAAGAATCTATTTGAAGAAACAGATCCTTCACCAGATAAATTTAGTATTGGTTTTGAATTATTAAAGTAAAAAGGATGGTTCCCGATCTTTGCGATTCCTGCAGGAAAAACGTTGAAAAAGTTAAGATTTTCTTTGTAAGCTGTATTGCGGATTAAGTTCGGCCCCCCGACGGTTGAAACAGTGAATTGTTCCTTCACTCCATCAATCAATTCAGTTACTTTAGTAAGGCTTGGTTTTCCGTCTAAATCTGCCTGGACTTTCTCCTTGAAAGTAGTTAATTCATTTTTGGCCGTTTGGTTTTGCTGTTTGATCGTTTCAAGTTCGCCTTTAGTTTGTTCAGCTATTTTCTTAGCGTCGTCCGCAAGTTTTCCAAGGCCGGATTTACTCAAAGCGTCATTGATCTGTTGTTCAGTCTTTATGTTTTGCTGGTCAATGGCTTGTTTTAGCTCATTGAATTTCTGTTCAATCGCTTCCCTCAAACTTACTTCGTTGTAAGTTCTTAGGATTTCTTCCCAAACTTCCCCGGTCCAGCGGTACATGATTTTATGGCCTTCATGTTCTGGATCAGGTTTGTACCAAATATCATTAACCATTACCTTTTTAGGGTATTTCTTAACCGGATCTTCAGTACTGTACCAATTAGTATTAAAACCATCAGCGGTTTTAATAAAATCCGGTAAGTTTTCAATAAAGCTATTAAATTCATTGTTAATAAATTCTTCTACCGCTTTATCTGCCATGGCCTGAACCTTGGAAGATGAACTTTCACCAATCTGATCCCCTAATTTAATATCACTAGACTGATCATTTAAACGGTTGAAAGTAATTTCAAAAATCCGTGTATCATAGTCTAGTTTCTTATCATGCCGAACCACTCGGATAGTGTCCCCAATCTTAACACCTTTTAAATAAACGCTTGACGTTTTCAAGGTTAATTGTGGACGTGCTGAATTGGTCAAGGTTTGATAAGTTAACTTAATCAATTCATTCGGGTCTTCTTCTTCACTAAATTCAGTAAAACCGATTTTAGGACGAATAGAACCATCTGAGTTTTTAATACCGTAAATCCTAGTCATTTCCGGAATTTCTAGGTATTTTTGACCTTTAGGCTTGTCTAGCGGGTCCCCTTTAGCTTTGGACCATACCACATCTTCAAATGTGATCTTACGGCCGTAGCCGTCCCCACCCTTTCCACTTTCTTCAGCACTTGAAACTTGTTCGCCTTTTCCGCGTCCAATCAAGGCCGTGAAAATATTGGTTCTTTCTACTTCCTTCAAGATCTCTAGCGCATTATGGCCATAGACTACCCGTTTCCCTACGGCTTCACCGATTTTCTTTTTAAAATCAATGTACCGGGCTCCCAGGCCGTTACTGTTCATTTCTACAAAGAACTGCATTTCAAGGCCCCAAACTTTACAAAGTTTTTTAAGGGCGTCAAATACTGAAGTATAGTAGAAATTCGTGCTGTGGTTTGTGGTATCGGCCACAAAACGGGCCTGCCAATTCGTACCCTGTAAGAGTTCATTGATCACCGGTTTAGCCGGTGTATTTTTAGGGCGCTTATCAAATACCGGGGTTTTCCGTAGTTCTTCTATGCCGGATTGAACACCGGTGAAAGTTGAAATTTCCCCTTTAGTTGATTTTTGGGCAATATAGAAATAATGAAAAAGGTGTGTATTTTCCATTGACTGAATGGCCATATACTCCACCTTTTCAAATTCATCATCATTTAACGCCTTCATCTCAACCGTCAAACGGTCAGAAACGTAGTTATCAGTAGTAAGCGCGTATTTTTGAAGTGCTGACTTGATAGCGTTTCTTCTTACGACTTTTAAAAGCCGTTCTTCATTATCAAATAAATAAATCACGCTCTTTCATCCCTCCAAACTACTTTCTTAACCGTCGCATTAACTGCCGTTATCGTGTCACCGTCCCGAACTTTAAACAATTCCAGCGGGCTGAATCGGTCTAATTCGCTCAAAATATTCCGGCCCCCGTATGTTGCCTTGACTTCATCCGGATCAAAAGAAATCGTAATATCTTGGCCGGGCGCATAGCTTCCTGAAAAGGAAATAACTTTATTTCCGTTCACAATCTGAACCCGATCAGTTACCTTTGATGGTGTGACTGTAATTGATTCCGGTAATACTTCCAGCGCATCAATTAAAGAAATAGGCCCTGTTGAGGTTTGGGGTCGTTTCTTCTTATATCCGTCCGGAATTAACAAGCTGAACTTACTAACAATACTTAGGCTAGTTTCTTCAAAGCTATCTGCCCCGTTGAAATAGCCGTAGTAAATATATTCAGGTTCATCCATAAAGGAAATTTCAAGGAATCCGCTTTGGGCGTGTGTCCTTAAAATTTTATTTAGTTTAGCGAACTTGTCCCGCATTTGGGCGCTGGTGTCCGCTGTAAGCTGGTATTTGATTTCTAGGGTACGTTCTTCATCCTCATAATCATCCACCCAAACACCGCGCCGGCCTGTAACCTTGGTAGTTGAAACATTCCGGCCCAATAGGCCACGGCCTGAAACTGTTAAATGGCGGTACCCCTCAATTAAATTATTAAGGGGCTGACCGTTAATAATTAGATTGTCGCTAGGTTCTAAAACTGTAACGGCTTGATCTAATTTCTTCAGATTAGCGTAATTATACATATTTTTCCCCTTCCTAGTAACTATCTAAAATTAATTCCATTTGTTGCTCGTTAGTAATATCATTGGTAAAGGCTCTATAAGCTGTATTACCGAGTTTTAAGGTAATATCTGCCGGCTGTTGGTTCACCGTCAAAATTCCACCGTCAAAGTTAACATTAGGATCATAAGCGGTAAGGCTTCCTAGCGCTCCATCTACTGAACTCAATTCATCTTGGAATGTTCCCGATAAATCTTTGTCAGTAAAAGCATTAATAGCGCCTTGCGCCATGTTTCCGACTGACTTCGCTACTTGTTCGGCCTTGCTATCTACCCCGTTAATATACCCTTGGTCAGTGTACACCCCAAATTGACGGAATACACGGGAAGGTGATTTAATACCCAGCAAGCCTTTAGCCCAATTAATAGCGCCTCTAACAGCTCCACCTACGGCGTCTATAAGTTTTCCGGCAAATCCGGTAACACCTTTAACAAAACCTAGGATCAAATCTTTACCTACGTTGATAGCTCCACTAATAAAGTTTTTAGCACCACTAACGGCGTTTGAAAATGCTGTTTTAACAGCTGAAACCAAACGGGAGCCGGCGCTAGTAACCGTACTTACTACAGTATTCCAGCCGTTTGAAATCGTACTTCCGATATTGGACATAAAGCTACTAATAGAAGAAGTTATACCACTCCAAATACTTGAAACGGTTGAAGAAATACCGCTTAAAACCCCAGAAATAAACGAACTGATACTATTCCAAATGCTTGAAATAGTTGAGTAAATAGCGTTCATCACATTGGAAATAAGCGAACTTATTCCGTTCCAAATCGCCGTAGCTGTTGAAGTAATACCATTCCAAATTGATCCCAAAAAGGAAACAATAGTATTCCAAATTGCTTGTGTACTTTGAACAATGATATTCCAAGCGTTTGTAATCGCTTGTTTAATCAAGTCAAAATTACCTGTAACCAGTCCTACGATTGTTAACAAGATAGTTGCAAACACCGCTTTAATGCTTTCCCAAATGTTAGACCAAATTTCTGCGATAGTGTTGAGAATGGTTTGAATGGTATTCCAGATAGTTGTAAATACTGTTGTAACTGTTTGTGAAATTGCGTTCCAAACGGTTGAAACAACTGTTGATAGAGTGTTCCAAATTGTATTCCAAATATCTGAAATAGTAGTTAGGATTGTTTGAATAACATTCCAAACCGCTGTAATTGCTGTTGTAACAAGGTTTACAATTGTATCCCAAATAGGACCAACTACGGCTACCAAAGTATTCCAAATAGCTGTCCAAATTTGGTTCAGTAATTCAAGCCCGGCTTGAATAATTTGGGTAAGTCCTTGAATGGCAATACCAACCGCGGATTTAATACCTTCCCAAATACTCAAAGCGATAGTTTTGAGCGTTTCCCACGCTCCGGACCAATCGCCATTGATAATTTGCATGATCATCTTGATAATATTCAAAATGACGTTTAATCCTGTTTCAACTACGTTTTTAATTGTGTCCCAAGCTGTTTTAACAATCGGAACTATTGTATTCCATCCAGCCTCAATAATTGGGGCAATGGCATTTACAATAGTTTCTACTACTGATTTAATAGCGTTCCAAACATTTTCAGCGGTTTGAAGAATCAACTTATGATTTTCATTCCACCAAGAAATAAGAGATCCAAAGATCTGCTGTACAAAGGCCACTACTTCGTTAATGGCGCTTGATACGGCTTTATAAACAGCCTGAAAAGCTGAATTAACCTTGTCCCTAAATTCCTCACTAGATTTGTACAAACCTACCAAACCGGCCACAAATAGCCCAATAACACCAATTACAGCCCAAACCGGGGCGGTAATAGAACCTATAGCGGTACCGATTGAACCAAACACGCCTGAAATAGCTGTACCCCCAGCGGTAGCGCTTTGAAAACCAGTGATTAAGCTAGAAATAGCGCCTGAAACCTTACTAACTACCCCTACAATGGTCCCTACTACCTTTGTTACCGTTCCTACCACTGTTAGAATAGGCCCGATTGCCACGGTAAAGGCTCCCACCCATTTTTGAAGCGGTGATAGTGGTAAGTTATCCCAAATTGTGCCTAAAACCCGTACAATGTTATTCTTAAAGTTGATAATTGTATCTTTTAAGTTTTGCATTAGACCCTTGATATCAGCGTTTTTCTGACCAAGGCCGGCTACAAGGTTTTGTGCTGAAGCCTTCATAGCTTCAAAGGACCCGGAGACTGTTTCACTTGCTTCTTTAGCCGTGGTTCCGGTCACTCCTAGGCGCTCTTGTGTAACGTGAATCGCTTGAATCAACTTGTCAAACGGAATGTCTTTCACGTTTTTGGCCGTAGCTTTGAAGCTGTCACCCATTACGCCCGATTCATTGACCAGACGGGCCATTTCTTCCTGTGTACCACCATAACCAAGTTTCAAGTTATCAAGCATGGTATAGTTATCTTTGGCAAAACCTTGATAAGCGTTTTGAATGTCTGAAATGTTAGTACCGAACTTGTTCGCATTATCCGACATATCAACTATTGCCATGTCCGCATATTTGGCGGCCTGTGCTGTGTCACCACCAAGCCCCTGAAGCAAGCTAGCACTGAATGAAGTTACCTGCTCCATGTATTTGACGCCGGAAACGCCGGCCCGCTTGTATGCTGTTTCTGAATTTTTGATAACAGTGTCAGCGGAACCCTTAAACATGGTTTCAATACCACCTACGGCCTGTTCAAGACTTGCAAAGGACTTTACAACCCCACCGATTGCACCAACCACCGGCAAAGTGAAACCGGCTGTCATTCCGGCCCCTACTTTGATCATGGAATCACCGACGCCATGAAGGGAACCGCTTAATTTTTCAAGACTTGACCCGGTTTGATTTCGCAAGCTCTCCAAAGAACTTTGGGCCTCTTTCAAACCTCTCCTAAAATCTGAAACGTTCGCCTTCAGTATGGCCGTTACGTCAAAATCTGCTCCCATTAAATCCCTCCTTTCCTTGCTTGATTAATTAATCTGTTCCGTTCCGCCATGTCTAGTTTTTTAGGCGGTACGGTTTCTTTTGTAGGTTTATTTTTTTGGAAAATCCTATCAAATTCTTCCTTATGGTTATAAAATTCTTCAAAATTCTTAAACGCTGGACGGGCTGACTTGCCCCGACCTTTTTGAGCTTTAACAGATTGATTAAACCAAGCCTGAATAGCGGAATTAAGGCGCTTATCTTCTTGCTGGATAGCGTAGGCCATGTTATAAATTTCAAATTCTTCTAACGTGGTCCGCATTGCTTCCGTAAATGTCATATTATGCCGGGCAATAAGGAGCGCTAGGGCTTCATCATAGCCAAAGTTAGAACTTGACGGGTCGGAGTTCCCTACTCTACTAGGTTCATTGCCTTTTTGAGTAGGGGTGACGCTTTTAACTCATTAACCAAGTCTTCAATAACTTTGTCATACTGTTCATTTACAATCAATTCTTCAAGGTATTTTTCAATAGCTTCATTGGATGGCTTTTGCGCTTCCGTAACTGTCCCGGCTTTGATCACGTCGATAAAGGCCAAAGGGTCATTTAAGGCTTTCCCGGCATTGAATAGCGTCATAGCACCGTAACCGGTTTTCATTCCTTCTAATTCCGCTGAATGAAGCTTGTTCATCTCACGTAAGAAACCAATTCCAAAATGTAAAGTATATTCTTTTCCGCCGATAGTTAAAATCATGTGTTTTTTTCTCCTTTAAATCCAAAAAAATAAGGGGCTTTTAAAGCCCCTGAAAAATTAGGCTGGTAATCCTGTACCTTCGCCCTCTTTAGCCAAAGTGTGGTATTCGTATTGCGCCTTATTGATAGCTGATTTTTGGGTTTCTGTAAGCGTGTCAGTGCTGATCACACCATTTCCATCAATAGCCATTTCATAAGTAAGCTCTACTTTATCGTCAGCGGGCGCGGAAATTTCAAAGTTTTTGAAGAATCCTTGGTAATATTCCACATCATATTTTTCCTTTCCGCCGTCTTCAAACTTACTTGCGAGGTCCACAATCCAAACTTCAATTTTATCCGTATTGCGGAACCATTTGCGCATTTCCTTCCACATATTGACCGTATCTTTATCTTCACGGTAAGCTAGTGAAGTAAATTCGCCTGAAGTTTCACCGTCTGAAACTGAGTTAACAACTCCATCCTTGGTTTTCGTTGTTTCAACTTCTTTTTCAGCATTAAGAGTTAATTCCGTTTGGAATCTTACTTTTCCGGCGTCTTGTTTCTTTTGATCTTTGACGCGTCGGAAAAATGCAATATAGTCTTTTCCTTGCATTAATTCTGCCATTAGTTATTTTTCTCCTTCTTTGTATAGGTAAAAGAAAAGTCCAGGACCACATGAAGCAATGGCTGGACGTCTGTGTTATCGGGTATGATCTGTTTATCTGTCGTAGTGTGATTCAAGTTATATTCCCACTTCCCGGAAATATTCTTGACAAGCGTTTCTAAATAGGCTGAAATATCGTCCGAAATGGCCCGCTGTTCCCTTGTGGCGTAAATGTGGACCGTTTGCCCCACTGTTCCCCAAAGGTCGTTATTTTGGGTTTCCTGTGCCGTATTTTCGCCTATGTAAATAAAAGGGTATTTTGTCCCAGCTTCCGGCAAAAAATCAAAAGTTGGTGCTTTTGCTTCAGCCAACTGATAAATTAATCTAAATAATTCATGGTTTGGCGTCATTTAAACACCCCCTTCATTACTTTTGTCATGTCTTCTTGAAATTGCGGTTGAATTTCCCGAATAGCCGGGCGCATGAATGGCGTCCCCGGTTGAAACCGTGTCCCATATTCCTGATAGCCGGAATATCCGGCTTGTGCGTGAATATGTGCTTCCATTCCTGGGTAATTCGTTGTTATGTGATCTTTTAGAAAACTTGTATCTACCGGCGCTTTTTTCTTTGCTACCGCTTTAGCGCGTTCACCGTTATTTTTTAAAACAGCTATAGAGAGTTTAACAGCGTTTGGGTGAGCGTTTGAAATGGTCATAGTCAATTTCTCCAGGCCGTGCCATTTAACACTAACCATTGTTAGGACCTACCTTTTTTAAGCGTACAGCCCCTTTTATCGGGGCGTCAATCGCTTCGATAGGTTCATAGGTATCGCCGTTAAATACAGCCTGACTAAAAGGCGCCTGCTCTTTCTGAAACCGGCAAGAAATGACTGTATCTGTCCGGTTCCCGTACAGTTCAAACACCTTGGATTGTGTGACTTTATTAACCAAGCAAGGGACTGTAATAGTCTTTCTTGCTTCCATTTCATAACTATCCGATTCCGGATTGTATTTCTTGCGCCCCCCACAAATTAGAGTGATTCTGTGCGGTGTCTTCATAGGAAAAACACCTTTCCACGCTCTCGCTGTGATCCGTCTAGGCCAAAATCTTTGTTAAGAATGGCCATGTACGGCTTGAATAGGTTATCCCATTCCTGGTAAGTAACAGAATAACCGTCAACCGTTTCAGACGTTACACCCTCGGAACCTTTCCGGCCGTATAGCTTATACACCACATTTTCGATCATGAAATTATACTTACTAGCGATTTCTGCCGTGCCTGTCAGGCCTTTGAAATAGCTTTCAGCGTCTTCCACTAAATCGGTCAACAAATCATTTTCTAAATTGTCAGTCGGATCAATACCCAACCGACGTTTAATTTTGGCTAGTTGGGTTGCTTCCATCTGCTTATTCCCCTTTGACGTTTTGAGCCAAGGCCACCAAATCGGCTTTCTTGGCATCTGCTTCATAGTCAATTCCCATTTCATCAAGTAGGGCTTTTAATTCCGCTACTTTTGATTTTTCAAGCGGTTTTTCAGGTTCTTCATCCGGTGCCGCTTCTTCAGCCGATGCTGGTGCTGGTGCTTCCGCTTTACCTTCAGCAATGATCACACCTTTACCAACTAATTCAGCAATTCGGGCGCCTGAAACTGTAAAATCAGGGCGCGGGTAAAGGTCACCCACTTCATAGAAGTGGTTATTATCTTTGGTGTCAATAATATTCTTAGTTACAATATAAGCCATTGACTACCCCTTTCTAATTTAATTAGACGGTTTCCGCCGTTGCTGTCAATTTAGCAAACGCGTCCGCTTTAGTTACCATTACAGCAATATCCATAGTAACGCGTACAGCTACCATTTCTTGTTCAAACAAGTTAATAGGTGTACCATCTGCGTTTTTCATGGTTGAAATTTGGCCTTCTTCGGAAATTTTGAAGTTAATGTTGTAAGAAACACCGTAGATCAAATTATTGAAGTCCCCGGCCAAAAGATCACCTTTCTTAAATTGTTTAGATTTAAGATCAACTGTAGTAATACCGTCGATAGTATTTGCTACCTTGTCGTAGATCGTTTTCTTATCGCCATCACGGGCTTCACGCAAAGCAGAACGGTTTTGAACTTTGGAAACAAACGCATTAGGGTTAATGTCCGCTTCATAAAGCTTATCTTCCAATTTAAGAAGGTTTTCATAGTTGATAGGACCAACAACAACCTGACTTGAATCTTTGGCTGACTTAGCAACTGAGTTTGCGAAAGGCGTTTCATGGCCCAAAAGGCCAGCTTCATCAATTTTAGTATAGAAAGCTTCTACGATCTGCGGTTTCATGTCTTCAAAGAATTTTTCCCATGTATAGTTAAGTGCTTCACGGGAAGCCACAAGAATGATACCCAATTTGTGAGCTTTGAGAGTAACCGGTACGACTTCAGGTTTATCAGTCTTGATTTTTTCGGTTTCATTTACCCAATAAGCTGAAACTCCATCTGTTTGGACATAAACGGTTTTTTCTTGCAAGCCGTCCATTTCATGATATTGTCCCAATTGCATTACTACGGAGTTTTCTGCTACGTCCTTCATAATGATATCGGTCATTTTCTTGGTAAAGGTTCCGTCTTTCTTTTCTGAAACTAGGACTTTATCAGGGTTAAAAGTTTGTACTGTCATATTTTAAATTTCTCCTTTAAGGTTATTTAATGATTCGGGAACTTCTAAAAATGTCCCCTTTGTCTGTGCTTTCTGAACCTCCTAATTCGGATGAAACTTGAGGGGGTTCCGATTGCGAATATTCAGCCTTGATATCGCTGATAATGCTTTCAAGGTCTGAAATAGCTTGCAAAGTACCTTCAGCGGTATCTTTAACAACAAAAGAAATCACTTTATCATTAACCGGAAGTTTCCGGCTAGAAAGTGTTTTAATAGCTTCATCTGTCAATTCCCGCTTGGTTTGCTCTTTCTCTAAACCTGCGATCTTATCAAGTAAAGCTTGCTTTTCTGCTTCAGCTTCTTTCCGGCGGTATTCTTCCAATTCCTTGCCGGTCAGTTCGCTTTCTGCCTTGTATTTTTCCAAGGCTTTTGAAATTGCTTCCGCTATATCTTTGGAATGTTTTTCTTCCATAGACTTCAAACGGCGTTGCATTTCGGCCACTGATACCATCTTTTCCGGTTCCTGCGTCGGATTGCTAGCCTGTTCCTCAACTGTTTCCGGTGCTTGTGGTTCAACAACCTGTGTTTTTTGATCTTCTGCCATTAGTAGGCTCCTTTCTACGCTTTTACGGGCAACCCCCCCGAACTCATGCAACTTTTAACGTCATTTAGCACGGTTTGGACAATAAAAAAAGAAGGTGAAATTCTAAATTTCATCTTCTTTTAGGTTTCAACAATCATAGTTGAACATGAAGAAACATAAATATTTTTTATTTCTAATTCACAATTCAAAAAATCTACCGGATAATCTCCATCTAGCCATTTTTCATCATGTGTTACATTGAAATAAGTTTCTTTTTCCACAAATCCAGCAAGCTCTTTTACTTTCATTATTCATCTCCTTCATTTAGTTTAAAATCGTTTAAGGTGCTACTACCTTTTTTATATTTTAGTTCGATATGTCCATAGCCCGAACACCTACAATTAGGGTGCATAGGGTACATATTCACGCCTTTTTCAAGTTCATCAACCGGGAAGGCTTTGCCGTCCAAAGGCGCGCATATTTCACACGCCCCAGGTTCGGCCACGAAAACAAAATGTGTGAACTCATTCGCTACCAGCATTTCTTTTTGTGTGTCCGCATTGATTCGGGCGATTTCCGTTTTTATTAACCTTTCAGCACTTGACCGGCTAGTGCCGTATTTTTTAGCTAGCCTGTCCCGTTCCTGTTTGTAACCCATCATATCCGTATAGATACGGTTCAGGGAAGCGAAAACATCTTTTTGTAGGGTTTGCTGTAAGCCTGTCTTACCCCAAACCCTGTTAGAAAATGATTCACCGTAAAAATCAGCGTCTAAAATCGCTTCTAAGCGCTTTTTCACTCCCTTGGATGAATTACCCAAAATCCCCGCTTGGCGTTTAAATTCGCTTAGTATTTCATCCCTACGGGCCTTATCAAACATTTCATAAGTCTCCGCTGTAAGGTTTTGTATTTCCAAGTCTAATTCAGCCTTTAGAAGTTCCAACCGGCTTATTTTCATCTTTAAGTTATAAACTCTTAACCATTCATTCGTAGCCGGTGAAAAATCTTTTTCTTTTACCGCTTTATAGGCCTTTTTATTGAACTTAGTAACATCCATTCGGTCAGCGCGTTTCATGGCTTCTTGTTTAGTCAAGCCCTCACGCCCTGCATAGTTAATATAAAAACGATCTATTTGAGCCTGTAAGCGGTCATAGGATTCCTGGTAAATTTCTGTCAGGATCCTTTCACGGTCTAAATCTCGCTTCATTAAGGCGCTTTGGGCCTTACGTTCGGCGTTATACTTCCGATTGTCCGCTATTTTCAGATTCATTTGTAATACCTACGCTTTTAGCTCTTTCAAAATCGCTAGCGCCTTCCTCTTTCTTGATTCGGTCTATTTCCGTTTCATAATCTGTAAAGCTTGCATTGTTAAGAAGGGTTTCTTGTGATACTTCCCCGCCCGCTTCAATGTAAGCTTTAATTTCCGTCCAAACATCTTGCGGGATATTAGGGTGAAAAGTAAAGGTCAGCTTGTTAGCTTCGATTTTAGGACCATTTACAGCCTTATGAATGTTACTGATCAATTCGTAACGACGGCGCAAAGCCTTAGTAAAGTATGTTTCTTTATCTTTGCGTACCTGTTCCAGCCCAATCATCTTATAAAGTAAGGCGATGCCGGACTGTGTGGAATTGAAACGATCATCATCTAGGTTAGGAATACGACTGAAGCGGTGAATATCATTCGCCAAACGGTTTTTATAAGCTTCCGTGCCTTGCACGTCGTATTGTTTGTAAATATATCCGGCGTCCGCTGTCGTTTGCTGACCCGTTGCGCTGATTCCTGTTTGAAGTAGTAACGTGTTAGCGTCTTTCATCTTGGCCACGTTGTCAGCCGTTGCGCCAATTGCTTCTAAATCGCCCTTGATCAATAGCATAGCGTCATTGAGATCGCTCATATAGTTCGCGGTGTCTGATTCGCTAGCGTCGTAAGCGTCGATTAGGGAAATTTCACTTTCGTAGTCGCCCATTCTGTAGCGGTTATTCCACCATTCAACTACCGGAATGTCATTATAATTGTGTTTAGTGATTTCATCAACCACAAGGGCCGGTGAATTAGATGCAAACGGCTTATAGGTGATTACCTGGTCTTTGGTGTAAAAGGTCATGTTTACCTTGCCGTTATAAATAGGCAAGTGAACGGCCCCGATTATGTTTTGTTCAACTGTTAAGTCACGAATAACAAACATTTCAAGCGGACTAATTAAAACTACCCTGTCCATATTATCCCGATCACGGAAATGATACTCATAAGCCCGGCCATAAACTGAAGCGTCAAAGGCTAGGTCATTATTCAGGGCGTTAATGTCGTTTTGCCATTCAATATCCTTGATTGTCTGAAGCTGTTCTTTGCTCCCACCTTCCATTACTCCCACGGTCACCGGGTTCCCGATAACGTAAGAAGTAGCAAAGCTGGAAATGTAACCACCCCAGCGGTGTCTTACCCGGTAATCTGCTTTCTCTTTATCCAGCCGGCGTTTTCCGTATAGAATACTGTAGTTTTCCCCTTTGGCGTAAGAACTTAAAATACGCAAGCGCTTCTTTTGACTATCAAAGAACACTGTTAGCATATCTTTTAAAGCTTTCTTCCCGTCAGCGGTTTCTAGCAAAGCTTCGCTAGAAGAATATCTAAACGGTTCATTTGAAATAGAATCGAAGCGCAAAGAATCGTTTCTAGTTCCTGTTTCAATATCTAAACCGTGTTCAAATTCATTTACATGATCCATCTTTTACCTACCTTCTAAATAAGCGGTTAACTTTCGAAATCGTCTTATTAACGTCTAATTCTTTCTTAGCTTGGAAAATTCTATCTTGGATAGCGTAGCGCATAGCGTCTAAACAGTGGTTATAGCTGTCCACCGGCTCATTAATGTATTCACTAGTTGCCCGGTCCTTCTTCCAAGTGTAATTTTCTAATTCCTCGATTGTTTTTACACACCTTTCATCTACGATAATTTCATATTGAAGAATGTATTGGATCCCTTGCATGACTGACCCAGGGCCTTTCATAACATCAATCACCCGTGGAATATCAAGGTTCCTTAGTTCCTGATTAGATTTCTTTTCAGCACTATCCGCCCTGATAATCTCTTTTGAATATCCCAGGGCCTTGATTGCTTCAGCTATCTTGTCATTCGTAAGGCCTTTTCTTACATATTCTTCCACGATATAAAGGCGCCTATTTTCATCATCAATTTTAATGTGCATAAAGGCGCTAGGGTCATTTATAAAACCATAGTCAAGGCCAAAGTATGACGGGAATTGTTTTAATTCTTCCTTGTTTAAGAGTTGCTTTTTGTATTTTGGAAATACAAGCTTGTCTAGCGTCGCAAACTCTCCCAGGGCGTAAATCTTATAATAGGCCTCGTTCCGGTTCGCTAGTTCCTCTATATTCTCTTTTGTGACTTCATCCAGAAACCTGTTGTCTTTGTAAGTTGTTTGATAGATAACGGTATTTTTAGGCTTTTTCACAAAGAAAGCATTATAAACCCAATTAACTTTAGACACCGGGTTAAACATCAAATAGATCTGCTTGTTAGGGTGTTTCTTGTCCCGTAAACGCAAAGTGAGCTGTGTATAGTCGTCCAAGGTGAACTCTGAAGCTTCTTCCATAACTACGTCGGAAATACCTTTAATAGACTTAATTTTCTCCGGGTTATCCAACCCTTTGAAAATAAATTGGGCGCCGTTTGGTAATTCTATCCGGTAAGCAGAATTATTAACCTTGCAAGCTCCAAGAAGGCCCCAGGCTTCCAAGCATTGTTTGACATCCTCAAAGATAGAATCATAAACACTTGATCCGACTTTTCGCAAAAAAAGAACCTTCCTTGGATATTTCCAAGCCTGAAGGCTCTTAAAAACTACTTTTTGGATAACTCCATGACTTTTCCCGGATGAAGCCCCGCCGTAATGAATTTCTGTGAAGGTGCTATAGTCGGTTAGCTTGTCATAGATATGTTTATTAAAAACACGACTAGGGTTTTTAATTTTTATTTTAATCTGTGGTTTCTTCATCATCCCAATTTCCAAGTTCGATTTCTACCACCCGTTGAGTGATTTCTTGCCTATCAACAAATAAGCCGTACCGTTTACCAAGGTCAACCGCGGAAGCCCTCCTTGTTGCTACTGATGGTTTGGCGTCTACGATTCTTTGATAACCTTCACCGTCCAGGACCAAAAGCGGTTCAGTGACTTCACCACGCATAACAGACGTAAGAAATTCTAACACTTCTTGTTGATCTGCGACGCGTTCAGACTTTAGCTTTTCAAGCCGTTCATCTATATAGGCTTTTACGTCAACATTTGTTAACAATCGACTTCCTGCGGACTTTGCAACATCATACTTTTTTATGTTCGGATAAGCTTTCAAATAAGCTTCAGTAGCGTTTGGATTAATAACATATTCATCCGCGAACCTTTTTTGGCTTTCCGTCATTCCCAAAATCTTTTGGCTCCTTTCTGATAAAAATACAATAAAAAAAAGGATAAAACGCCGTTGTTTTATCCCCATTACTTGACAAATACCATTTTACCACATTGTATAAATCGTGCCATAACAGTGAATATCATTCGTTATCACTCAAGATTTTATCTAATTCACTAATTGCGGACCGCTTCAAGCGATAATAAGTAGGTATAGAAATACCGTCCAGATCGTTACAAATATCCAAGACGTGTTTTTTAACAATATAAGTAAGCCTTAATACCGTTCTTTGTTTAGGATCTTTTAACTGATTGATTTTTCTACTTAATTCTAGTTTTCTGTCAATAATTTCAGCCGTATCTTGTTCTATAGCTTCTTTCATAACAACCAACTGTGTATAAACATCATCAACTTTCCGGCCTTTACCCCCTGAAACTTTATCCGCCTGAAATTTAGGGCTTGATAGTAGCCCGGCTTCTAGTTCATTAATTTCATCCATTCGGCTCTTTATGTCAATGTCTAATTTTTGCAATTCATCAAGTAATTCTTGCGCCTTGATACTCAAACCCAAAACTCCTTTGAAAAAATGATATAATAGAGATACTCCTTATTTAATATATTTTGTTTCATGAGAGAAAGTCGGTTTTGCGAGTACGCCGGCTTTTTTTATTTTGGGCGCGTGTATCAGACGCCCGATAGATTTATATTTGTTTAGGAGTTCTTTAACCCCCTTTCTTAATAATCTTTTTTTGATACACTAACCGCCCACAAACTTTTGACGATTTGCGGGCGTAAAGTAATTAAACCCCAAACAGCAAACACCTTTCTTTAATAAGGTTTCTATAGGCCTCTTTCCGTGCTTTTCTTTCTTCCTTTACTTTTCGGCTTTCTGCCTTCCTGTACTTATCAATGTATTCCATTGTTATATTGTCGAATTTCCTACTATTTTGAGTTTCATTCTCGTTAAGATAGTCAGCCATGCAATTTGTAATTAACACCGGATCCATAACCAACTCAAAAAGTTGAAGTACGGAAGGCGGGGGCATGGTTCCGGTCCTACGATAAAGATTAATTCTTGAAATCAAAGTAAGCGGTTTTTTCACACCCAAGGAAGATATAAAAGCTTCAGTAGAAGGATATTCAAAGCGCAAAAGGTCATATTCTTCAAAGAACTTTTTAATGTTGCTCATAATGTCTTAAACCTTCACCGTTTACAGTTAAATCCACGGGAGCGCGTTTTTTCAAGCTTTTAATATCCGCAAGAAATAAGGTTACGTAAGCCAATTCAATTTCATCACTTGCGTGATCCTTCCAGGATTCGTACTTCTTTATAAGATTTTCCAAATTCATTTTTTTAATTCCCCCTTATTTTAAGATAATCAGGTATAGGATCCCCGACTTTTAGACTGTCGTATTGCTCCTTAGTCACTAGGAAATTTCCATAACCTTTTATAGTCACCGTATAACGCCCTTCTAGGACGTTTTTAGCGCTTATTTTCCCGGCCTGGTCAATTATACCCCCGGCATTATCAACCTTGTATATGATCGTTTTAGGCTGGTTTTCAAGCCTTTTAATTTTGCCTTCAAGTTGGACCACTGACCAAGTAGCCATAAGGACCATAAAGGCCCAGGGGAAGAATAGAACGAAAAGTATATTTTCTTTATTCTTCATCTTCTTCCTTTCTGTTAGCTCTATAGGCTACGATTGAACCCCAGGCAAAACCAATCAGCCAAAAGATACCAAGGGTGAAAAATACAAAATCTAACAAATTCATTCTTTCCTTTCTACTCTATAAGAACCAAACGCCGGCTTTTAGCCTGGTTTGTCCTTTTTTTATAAGCCGGCGTAGCGTAAAAACTTATTGTTTCCACTTTTACATTTAAGAGTTCAGCAAGTTCTTTCTTAGTTCCTACCCCTAGAAATTTTTCCCCTCTATAAAGGGCATAAATCTTTTCTTTGTTCATTTTCCACCTCTAACAATTCTGGATTTTCGTAGATGTTCCCAATGATTTCAAATTCATAACTTTTCTCATTCATTAATTCTTCGAAAGAATAATGTTCGTTTTCTACAAGGTCAGTCAAAGATGATTCGGGTATTCTAGTTTTGCCAAACGTGAAATAAGTTATTTCTGCCTTAATTTCAACATAATTGATTCCGTCTATTGAGCCTTCCACATAACCCTCATAGCCATAATCAGCCCATTCATCGTTAAATTTTAAAATATCCCCCTCAAAAATCTCCTTACCGTTCTTATCGTGCAAGCCTGTTGATTGCATAAGGATAGCGTCTTCATCTTCGAGATAAAAGTCATAAGCATATCCGCACAAACATTCTGTTTTATCATTATCAAAAACAAAAGCTTTCACCCTCAACATTTTTTTAACATCTGGGTCTGGTAGCCATACTCTAAATTTTGGTATCATCTTGCACCTCCTTTGGTGGTTTTGGGTAACTCATCCAGAAAACTGTGTCTTCATCAGTGTTCTCAAAACCAATTCCTTCTCCATAATCAATCCAGATATCAGTATATATATTTTGTGTCTTTGGGTTATAAACAAGGACTTCTTCATCAATTTCTGGAGTTTTACCTTCCCAAACGTACTCAATACCGTCATGAAAAAACTCCTTCTCTTCTTCAGCAATATTCCTTGTGGTTAACTTATTCCATTTCATCGCTTCACCTCTTCAATCTCAACCCCTGGGCAATCAAACACCCAGCCGAAGCCGGCTTCTTCAAGCTCTTTGTGGGTGTGCTCTGTTTCATAACCATTAATTTCATTTTTTGAAGCAAAAAAATATTCTCCGGATGATAAAGCTTTATTAAGAAAACGACCGTATCCAGCTATTCCTTTCATCTCAACCAAATACCGCTTTTCTTGTTCAATCTCGTAGCCGTCCAACCAAGCGCGAATGAATATTTCTTGGTTAATTTCAGACTCTAAAAAAGTTATTATTTTTGAATGATCTTCCTGGTTTGCATAATTGTAAAAATCATCTCCATAAACCATTAGAGCACGAACAGGGGATAAAAATGTATTTTTAGAATACTTAATCCAATCCGCCACAAATTTAGGAATTTTTACTTTCTTATCGTTTTCAATTCTCTTTGATTTGAGTATAATTTTTTCTACGTTACAATCCCTGAAGCCTTTGTTTCTAAAATTTTCAAGGTCATTAATTAAATCAATTAACTCCATCTTCTTTCTCCTCCTTCTTAATAGAAAGCGCAAACGTAGCAACTAACACACCCAAACCAATCAGCGGTGAATCTAGTTTAGTACCGGTATTTGGCAAAGTAGCCGGCGCGTCATAAGTTAGAACTGTGTTTTCTGGTTCGTCCTTGCGCGTGTTTTGCGCGTGATTTTCCACCCGATTATTAATTTTTACTTGTTCCGTTTTTGGTTTCTCACTTGATTCCGGTGTATTTGGTTTTTCTTGTTTTGGTTTAGGGAGTTCAATCACTAATTCAGGCTTTTCCAAAATTGGAGCAGGCGGAAGAATTGGAACTTCTTCAATTGGAAGATATGGCTTTTCAAGAATTGGTGCCGGAGGAAGTAACGGAACTTCATTCAAATCAATTGAAGGCTTTTCAACAATAGGGAAATCATTTGGAATCTCCCATACTGGCTTATTTTCTCCAACAGCATCACCTTTTCCTCCTACAAGCTGAATCTTTTGATATGCAACAGATCCAGCATCTTCAGCTTTCAACTCAATTTTGTTAGTAGGGTTGGTACTATCTTTAACAGCATTTACAAGCTTAGTCTTGTAGTACAAATAAATCATGTGATCCAAACGATCCATTGTGATTGTAAATCCATGATCTGATTTACTGATAGATTTAACCAAATCCATAGCAGATCCTTTGTCAACCCAAGGATCTAGGCTTTCAATGTTCTTGATTTCAAAATAGTTATCAACCAGCTTTTGATTCTCGCTCATTTCGTCAATGATGGTTACGTAGTTTAACACACGTTTGGCATAGTTGACACGAGCTGTCCAATTGATCACGGTAGGATCTTCTTTGTCTTGTTCTCCCCATTTTGTGACTAACTCATCCTTACCAATTACTCCAGCTGATCCCACATTGGCTGTTACCACAGTACCGTTAAAGTTAGCAGTTATTGGCTTACCAGCTTCAACCTTATCTGTCCAGCTTGCATCTAACTCAAGGCTCATGCTCTTATTAAGAGGATGATTCTTAAAGTAGTCATTAAATACAGTAGTTACTTTGTTAGTTGTTGCGTCTGCTGCAGCTTTCCCAACCACCACTTTTCCTGTATTGTGAACATCAAACTCATAAGAGGTCTGGAATTTGATTTCTTCTGGTAAATCAAAAGTAACCTTGTCACCCTCATTTACTGTAACTTCATCTGGGATTTTAACATCATATTTGACCTTAAATGGAGTGTATCTGCCATTGCCTTCTGGTTGCTCAATTACGACTTCAGGATTTTTTACTAGAATATTGCCCCCATTTTTGACAAATTCAGTAGCATTTCCTTGTTTGTTTGAATCGTTGCTTTGGCCTCTTGCTTCTTCATTTGAATTTTCAACAGTTGGTTGTTTAAGACTTTCAGCTGTTTCATTTTCTTTTGTTCCAGCGCTTCCATTTCCTGAAGTTGCAATTCCGCTTGTTTCAATTCCTGTTGTAGCTGTTCCTGGTACGTTTGTTTCGTCTGCCTTTACTCCTTGCACTGTCGCAATTGTTGCGATTGTTGCAACTGTCAAAAGTGTTAATTTATGTTTCATTTTTGTTTCTCCTATTTTGTTTTATTTCTCCAGGTCTTCTTCTTTTACGAAAGAACCATTAACCCAGCGCCCTTTCCGGTCCTTAATTTCGTTATAAGCGCCTTCAAAACATTCTACAAAGTCATAACCTAGCTCCTTACAAATTAGATCCAGGTAATTGATAATGTTTGAAAGATTGCCTTTTAAAGAAATTTCAAGGCCTAAATCTTGCGAGATTTTAGCTTGAAAGGCGCCATCTGTAATCATCCATATTAAAGCGGTCACCCCGCCATAATCAGGAATATAATCGTTTTTACTTTCAAAAAACACTTGTTCCGGATTGACGCCGACCATCATAGAATAACCAACCACTACCACGGCCACATCGCCAATTGAATCTTTAATAAGATCTTCTTTATTTTTGAGATAGCCGGCCACTAGCTCCCCGGTTTCTTCAATTAGTTTCAAACCTTGCTTATTCATATCCCCTTGACCAATATCGCGGGCAATAAACCAGTTTTTAGTGTTAAAAAGTAAATCACTTACTTTTTTATTCAGTTCCATTTTCTAATAACTCCTTCAATTCTTTAATTTTTGATTTTAACCAACTTCTCCGGTGTACTATTGCCCCTTTCGTAAATTGGGGCCGTAACCGTTCAAAGTGTTCCTTATCTGCTAGCTGTTCCTCATATTTGGAAATAGCTTTTTTAATTTGTTCCTTGTCCAGTTCCACCTTCTAAAACCTCAATTAACCACCCTGAATATACTTGGGCTTTCTTTAAATCTTCCAGGCCATTCTTTTTAGAATGTCGTAAAACATACTTCACGACATTTCCGAAAAAGAACCCTTCAGCATATTCCGGACATGGTGCAAAATTTTTGATCACGTCAATTACTTCCATTCCATTTTTACCCTTGTAATGGTCCGGCTCATTAATCAAATCTTTCTCCACAAGTTCAGATAAAACTTGCTCAAAACTCTTTTCTTTTTCCATATTTATCCTTTCAAAAAGTTTGTGAAATTTTCCCGGTTACCGAGTTACCGTAATTTTAAAACTTTTAAAGTTTTTTCTATTTTATTTTTTACAAACGTTGATATAATAGGCTTTCTATTTTTTTATAAATATTTTTATACTTTTTTTATAAAATACGGTAACTCGGTAACTTTTATATAATTAGTAGTAATAAAGTCAGTAATATCAAGGGTTTTCACGGTTACCGTAAGGTTACCGATCTCCAAAAAAGTTACCGATCTCCCCTTAAAAAGTTACCGTAGGTTACCGATCGGTTACCGTAAATTTTTTTCACAAAGTCATAAAAATTTTACTTAATTTTGACAAAGCCTTTTATAGTTTTCCCGTTTGCTTTATAAGCTTTTTTCTCCCAATTCGGGAGGTGATCAATAATTAAATTAATCTTTGCGGATAGCTTGCGATCATTTGAATTTTTCATGAATAAGTTATACATAATTTCACGGGTTGAAACTCGTTTGAGTTCTTCCGTCCCAAAATCGATTTCTGAAGAATTATCGAACCAAGAAGAGGTGTATTGATGTTGTTTCTGTACCGTCATTTTTTCCCAATTTGAAGGGATAGGCATTTCAAGGTAATCAAGTACCTGTATTTCAACTTCATCCCGATACATGAAATTTTCACGGTATTTTTCTAATTCTTCTTCGGTTTCAGCGTCAAATTTCAATTCGAAGCCGTTTTTATAAGTTAGTACAGCTTCACCCCAAATTTGATCTATTGTAGCTTGTTCGATTTCCATAGGGTGTTTTTTCTGTTTAGCACCATCAACCAGCACGGGAAGGAAACGGCGTTCACCGGTTTTATCTTTCAAATATTCCCGTTGGTTTGTGGTCCGGGCAAGAATAAAGTTTTTCGCAAATTCTTCCGTTTTGGACATATAAGGCCGGCGGTAACGTAAGCTCGTCTTTGAAATAAAAGCTTTCGTTTCCGCAAAAGACATCCGGTTACTTGCAACCATTTCGTCGTCGTTGACGATAAGGCTTTTTAGCATAATGTCAAAGTTGTCCTTATTATTAAAATCTGTTACGGCGTCGGTGTACCATTGCCCACCGATTTTTTGAAGTAAGGACGTTTTACCAACTCCTTGACCACCGACCAAATCCAAAACATAGTCAAACTTGGAATAGGGTTCATAGACTTTAGCCACGGCTCCGACTAGCCACATTTCCGCTATTTTTGAAATTAGTTCGGTATCTTCAGCACCTAAATAGTGTTGAAACATCTTCCTGATCCGTTTTCTACCGTCCCACTCTTTGGCCACGCGCTCCATGTATTCTTTTACCGGATTGTAGGACCGTTCAGAAAAGAAGGTTTCTAGGCCGGCTTTCATGGCGTTAGGTGAATAAACAACACCTAAATTATTTTCAAAGTAAACTGTTAGAACACTTATAAAACTAGCGGGCAATTCCCCAGCTTGAAACGTGGTATTTCCCAGGCGTATTTCTTGCGTAAGTTCATATTCCTGGGAAAAGTCGTTCCGCCTTAAATACTGCCCTAGTTGTTCATCTGCTTTTAAAGACATCACCACATTGGCCGGGCTAGTAGCCTTTATAGCGCCTTTATCCGTTAAAACTAACTTAGGATTTTTGTCAATACTTACGACATTACCAATTATTCTCACCCCCTTCTATCTTTATTGATCATACTTTCCACCGTCCGCCTCACCTCGTTTTCAGGTAAAGGATTGACGCTGTTCCCGTTTGCAATTTCTGCAAGTTTAAAAACGTGTTCATCATCCACAGCCCGGAATAACAAACCGCCTACAAACTTAGCTAGTTTGTCATTCCGTCCGCCTTCATCCCCAAAACCTACCGCGATAGTTTCAAATAAGTCTGTGGTTTGGTTCCGGTCACGGGTCAAACTTCTTTCTTTTAGGTTTTTAAGGCCTTCCGAAGTGTACCCATGTGTCTCCTGGTATGTTTTTTTGATTGCTTGGATCAATTCCTTTGAAGGAGTTACCATAGTCCCGCCCTCGCTTGATTTTTCCAAGTCCCATTCATACATCCCCTTATCCGTTGCGGATGGTGCCACTAAAACATAATTGTTTTCATGCGCTTTTATATCCACCCCAGGGAGAAACCCGATCATTTGAGTGATTGGGCTATCTTCCCTTTTGAAGTAGAATAAATGCTTTCCACCGCTGGCCGTTTTGGCCTGTAAGGTTGGTTCAATCAGGTTTAAATACTTCCAGCGTTTGAGTGATTCAAAGCCGTTTTCTTTTCCGTGCTTATCAATATCAATCACAAAGAAATTAGTAGTCTTTAAAGCTATGTTAGCGTTCGGGTGCTGGTCCCAAAAGTCCGCTATTTCTTCCGCTGTCATTTTTGGCTTGTCCGCAAACTCTATCATGGGCCTTTTATTTTTAGGGTTGATAGGAATGACGGCAAAGCCTAACTTTTGATATTGTAAAGCGTAGTCTTTCATGCTAGCCATTCCTATTCACTCCTAAATGTTAGAATGGTAGATCATCTTCATTAATTTCGATACCGTTGGTATTTGGTAGCCCTTCAGCTTCATCAAGATCATAGTTGCGGTAAGTTTTTTCTTTGCCTGCCGTTTCAATGATTTCCAATGTATAGTAAGTTCCTACGGCTTTCCGGTTAAGGGCTTCTTCAAGGGCTTTACCATCTTCAAAATCAGATTTAAGGGGTGCGTCATCCGCAAAGGCCAAAGCTTTTTGGAAGAACTTAATAGTTCGTTCTACAGACCAGCCAATATCTTTTCCGTTCCAGGTGTCCAGGGTACCGAATGAAACAAATTCTGTACGCCCGTCAAAGTCACCCCCGCGAATTTCAAAGCGGTATTGTAGGCTTTCCCATCCGCTTTCTGCTACGTTGAACTGTACGGATTTTAGAATAGCTTGGTATTTACCCACTGGAATTGGTGCCGGGCCGTTTGCGCTGTCTTTGCGCGGATCAAAACCTTCTTTTTTGATTGATTGTGCGATTTCTAGTAAACTCATTATTTAACTCTCCTTTTGTGTTTAAATTATTTATTTAAAATTGTAGTACATAAAATTTAGAAAAGATCATCTTCAGAAATATTTTCCTGTTCCTGTGGTTTAGGTGCTTCTTTTTTGGCTTCTTTCTTTTTGGCCGGTGCCGGTTTGCTTGGTGCTTTTGCTGGTTCCAAGGCCCCGCGAATGGTTGATAAGATTTTCAAGATTTCTTTATCATCCACCTGATCCATATAGTATTTTTTCCGTTTCCGTTCAACTTCCCTATTGTAGTTGTTACCTACTTTTTCAGTGTGGATCATCAAATCAGAATTACCATTGATTAGGTTTACATACTTATCCTTCAGGCTTGGTTTGTCCTTTGTCGCGTTGCCATTATCATCATATTCAGACACTTGACGGCTGATATAAATGACATTCATAGGAAGGGCTTTTAGGTCAATTACCATTTCAGTGATAGCCTGGTTGAAAAAGTCGTAGCCTTTGCCGTATGGAATTTCTGACAAAGATTTCAAGCGGGGCTTTCCGGTTGGTGTCAATTCATCACAAACAGCAATTTTAATCATTTCAATTACATCGTCAATAACATCCACTACTACTGTTTGATAGGTGTGTTTTTGAGTTTGTAAGGCTAAAAGGATTTCACCAATTTGAGAAATAACACTTTTAGTAATTCGCCCGTTTTCGTCCTTTTCATTCACTAACTGAATACTTGGTACGGTGTTAGCTTCAGCGTTACCATCCGTATTCAGGACGATAGGCGCCGGGAACTCATTCGCAAGGTAGCTTTTCCCTGACATGGTTTCACCATAGAAGAAAAAATTTCGCGGTGTGTCCTTTGGGATCTGTGGTTTGTTTTCAGGTAGTTTAAAGGTCATTTTATTCACCATCCCCGAAAAGTTGTTTTTTTTAGCATTGCTTCTAAAAAGTTACCAAAATCATCTGAATCATCTTTTTCAATTTCGCGGATTTTATCACCGTTAGGGTAAGTTAATTCAAAAGTTGCGTTAACTTCAATAATTTCAGCTTTTAAAGTTTTAGCAAGCAATTTCATTTGTTTCTTTTGCATTTCATAAGCTTCTGGAATCATTGTTAAGGCTTTGTGAATTTCATCTGTATATTCAGCATGATAAGCAAGTGTGCCTTTACTTTGGTATTTTGTCAAATATTTGCCTTTTTCTTTATCACGGAATACATAATATTTAGTTGTTACTTTAGTCATTGTTTAAATCCTCATTTTCTTTCTTTTCTTTTTTTGTTGCGCGTTCCCCTAGTAAGAAACCTACTAGAAAAATCAGTACACTAAATACGATTGTTTCAATATTCATTTCTATCCATCCTTAAAATAAAACTCAATAACATTCACATCATGTTGTTGCCGGCTTCCTGTGATCCGCCAAAGGAGTTGCCTGTAATCGTCATACTCCCCGGATTCTTCATTTACCGGGTCTAAAACTACAATAGTCTTATACTTATGTTGTAAGCCGTCCACTCCTACGCCTAGGACTTGACTAGTAGCAACTACTACCTTGTTTTCTAGGCCTTCCTGTCGGTCCCCGGTCCATATTCCTATTTCAGGGTGTCGTTCATGGATCACATTGACAACCTGTTTAGACTTACTTACTATCAGCATATCTTCAGGGCTTCGATTTATTAAACCGTCCAGCGTGGTCAAAAGCGGGGTATCTTGGTTTATTGGTTTTAACTTTGGAAAGTCAACTTCTACCCCTGTTTGGTATAAATACCGTTCAAAGGTAGCCCGGCCAAAGGACTGTTTAGCTATAGCGGTCTTTCCGTCAACTGTTACTAGATTCAGCTTTCTAAATTTCTTTAAAAGTTCCGGATTTCCGGCTTTTAAAGTGTTCTTATAAAAGCGGATCTTGTAACCGTTGTTTTCCGTTGCTTGTTCAATCTTTTCAATTTCTTCCCAGCGGAAGAAGTTAGGGAGATTATTAACATAGCTTTCATAATTTTTAAAATCTTTCCATTTTTCTTTAGAGTAAGAAAACGGATCATAAACCATTTCACCATGTCTTTTCTGCCAATCAAATTTATTATTTGGATCAGCGCGCCCAAAGATTGTTTTTTCAAGCGGGTAGAAATTCAGCCCCTTCTTTCTGATTGGGGTAGCGGATAGCCCTATAGTGTATTTACGCTTTATTTTGCGATATAAGGCGCTTAATTTGTCGCTTGACATATTCTGCCATTCGTCTACTATTAAGACCTCACAAGCGATTTTAAGGCCCTTTTTGACCCTATTCTGTAAGGCTCTATCTGTTATAATTTCAAAATCGCAACCTTCCGAATAGTTGAATTTTTGAACCGTATCTTTCCAACCTTCAAGAATGGATAAGCGGTTATTTAAAATTAAGACTTTCTTAGCTTTCTTATGCTTACAGATTTCCAGGGCGCAAATTGTTTTGCCACGGCCCCCCAGGGCTTCTAAAAAGATCCCGTTTGTTATCCTATCGCTACGCTTGACGGCTTCTTTTTGCCATTTTTTAAGTTGTATTGCTATTTTCTATCACCGCCTTTCCGATATCTGAAACCACTTCTTCAATGTCGTTTCTTACGGCCCAAAACAAACCTAAACGGGCGGACGCTCTAGCGTCTTGGTGGTGACTTTTGCTAAACTTCCAAAGGTTAAGGGCCTTTAGTAGTTCATTTGGTATATCTGATTGATACCCGGCGTTACGTTGTAAAATAGCGTCCGGAAAAAATAACTGAAAGTAAGCAATAGTTTCTAAAACTGAATTATCTTTTGATAAGTCATTGTCACGCGCTTCAAATTTTTCAATTATTACCACGTCCGGGGCTAGTTCATAACCAACATCATCAAACCACTGTTTTATGGCCGGTAAGCCTTTAGGTACTACCCAATGATTAATTAAACGGGCATTATTCAAGTAAACGATCCCGGAAGTGCTGTCTTTAGCCTTATTTGAAGAAGGGTCAATACTTAAAATTTTCATCTTATCGAATCCTTAAACTACGATTTTCCTGAAGGCTTGCGCCCTTCACTTTTTTACCTTCTTTCAAAAGCTCATACAGTCCCTTTTTGTCGGGGGCTTCAGTAACCTTTTTTACCCAATATTTTTTAGGTAGGCTTGCTTCATCCACAATTACACTTTCTTTTGAATTTTGGACCGATAGAGTGAACAGCTTACCTTTGATCTTGGTTTTTCCTGTTACTTCCATAGCGCCCTGAAGGTTACGTTTCAACCATTCAATTTTTTTAGTATTGGTGTCACGTTTCTTTTTAAGGCGTTCTTCTTCAGCTTTGTAAGCTGTATTTTCGGCTTCTAGGTTCCGGATCACCATAGCGTAATTTTCCGCCTTGGTTTCAATTTCTTCATCCAGCCCCAGCGCTTCGATAGTGTCCAGCTTAGTTTCTTCATCAATATCCATATTGTAGATATCTAGGTATTGACCAACTAGATCATAAAGCATGGTTAAAATCTCCTATTCTTTTCTTTATCCTGGTAATTTTTGATCATTAATTTATATTTCAAAATCAACTCTTTCTGATTTCTGATAAGGACGTCTTGTTTATTTTTGATTCTTGTCAGCCTTCTTTCTCTTTCAAGTGTTGCCCGTAGAAGGCCACCTTGTTCAAGTATCCGGCCGTCTTGGATCTCAATAAGCTTTTCAAGTTTCTTGATCTTCCTAGCTTTTCTAAATAACATTATCTAGGCTCCAATCATTATCAGAAATAGACTGTTTTCTTAAAATCGCCATTTGGTTATTGTATTCTTCAATAACTTTCTGATCGTGTTCAGCTATTTCTTGATCCCAAAAGGCTTGTAATTCTGCGATCTTTTGCGCTTTTCTTTCGCGCTTCTTTGCTATTCTGTGATCAATTACGGAAGCAAGGAAACCAGCGCTAAAGAATAATGTTCCGGCCAATACTGTTCCTAAAAATTGGCTTGTTTGGCTTGGTTCTAACATTTTTCAATCTCCTTTAATTGTTCAAAAATTTCATATACGTCCTTTAGATCGTACATATTATCACGGCCTTGTTTTCTGTATTTCAGGCCTTTCCGTCTTAAATATTTAATATAGCTATGGTCAAATCCAAATTTTTTACATAAGGTTTTTTGATTTATCGGGAGCTGTTCAGCTTCCATTTCTTTCTTAACTTCTTCTTTTGCAAACCGAAGGAGTTCTTGTATAGCCATCTTTGCTATTTCATCATTCAACAAAGGCGGTAAACTTATATGTTCCATTTCCACCCCCTCAACTATGCGGGCAAGCTTAGTTATGTTATAATGTAAGTAGTTAAATTCCAAAGCGTTCAATTTTCATTGGGCGCTTTTTTTATTTAGTCAATGTTGTAATCAGCAATGACTTGCAAAATGAACTTATTAGCTTTTGGGCCACGGGTCGAACCGCTCAAAATGTTTGTAACTTCCTGGCGGTCTCGCCCGTACACTGAAGCTAAATCGCTTTTTTTGATATTGTTCGCTTCCAGGAATGAAACAACTTTTTTTCGTCCTACGTCAATATCTGGCATTTACTATCCTCCTTTTTTAAAAATTATAAATAGAAAAACAACTAAAAAATTAAACATATTTCAAAATTATCATTGACTTTTTTAAATTAATAATTTAAAATGAAAGTGTAACAAAACAGCGACAAATCAATTAAATGGGTCCGCTAAAACTTGATTTTATTGTTTATCTTTGTAGTTGTTTTTTTAGTTGTTTTTCACTTACAAAAATCATTTTAAATCATTTGTTTAATTTTGTCAACACTTTTTATCTAAATAATTTAAAATATTTTTGTCAATCCTCTAGAAAGGTTGATAAATCAATGCTTCACACGTTTGAAAAAGTTAAAAAATTATCTAAAAAGAAAGGACTTTCTCTAAATCAGCTTGAAGAAAAATTAGGATATAGCAAAAACACCTTGTATTCTTTAAAGCGTCAAAATGTCAGCACCAAACGTCTGCAAGAAATTGCGGACTATCTCAATGTATCTGTTGATTACTTACTAGGAAAAACGGAAAATCCTACTATTGCTTCTAATGATCAATCAGATAAAATCGCCCTTAATATCGAAGAAATGGCTGATAATGTCATGATGTTCGGCGGGCGTGAATTAACCGAAGAAAAAAAGAAAGTGATTCAGTCCATTATTGAAGCTTATTTAAAAGGGACCGAATAACGGGTAAAAATGCCTTGACTGAAAAAGAAATTTTAAAGGATCATGATATTACCGTACATACATTTGACGGTGATCTATTACCAGACGAAGTTGGTTTTTATGATCCGGTCACTAAAGTAGCTTTCATCTCTGACAAGTTAAATAAAAAGGAAAGAATGAAAGTGTTACTTCATGAATTGGGTCACCTGGACCATACAACTGCGGAATATAACAACGCAAGGTTACGCTGTGAAAATGAAGCAAACAGAAATATGATCCATCATTTATTAAAAGACGCCCTTTCTAAAATTGAAAATAAGGCGGATTTTAATTATATGAAATTCATGGAATACTACCACTTGACCACATTCACGGATGAAATCATGGTCAAAGAAGAATATAAATCTTTAATTTAGAAAGGTGACAATATGAAAATTGGAATTAGAACACCAAGCCTAAAAAAGAGTTTTAAGGCTAGGACAACCGGAAGATTAAATAGAACTTTAAAAAAATCAGTAAACCCCTTATATGGAAAAAAAGGAATGGGATATATTAAAAATCCTGAAAAGGCCATTTATAATAAAGTTTATCATAAAGTAACGGTTGATCCTTTAAAACCATTGAAAAATGGAAGCCGTAATAATACCAAACAAACGGTGCCGGAACCTGAATCGGTAGGGTATAGCTTTTATAAAATTGAAACTAAAGAATATATTTGTAATAAATTAATGTACATTCTTTTGTCTGTATTTTTAGGAATCTTTGGGGCGCAATACTTCTATTCAGGCCAAAAGAAAAAAGGCTTCCTGTCCCTGTTCTTCTTTTGGTCGGTAGTGCCTTTCTTTGTTGGTCTATATTGTGCTTTAGTAGCTCTATTTTTGAAAGCTGATTCAAACGGGAATATAAAAATAGTTGATAAAGAAAAAATAAAAACGGATCAACTTGCCGGGGCTAGTGAAGCGATGGAACAAATAGAAAAGTATTCTATTCCGTTAATGACTACTTCAGACCTCGAAATTTATTCAGATTCGTTAAAAAATACTTTAGATAACCTTTCTAAATTAGCGCCTTTGTGTGAAGCCTTCCCGGAAAATAAGGAAGTTAGGGCTTTTGCTAAATCCGTTAAAGAAATGTATAAAGGCTTGGAAGGTGAGGAAAGTAATTTCATTAAACGTTATTATTCCAAACAATTAGAAATTTCTAAAAGGTCAGATAAGCCGGAATATTTGGAAACTAGCAAACAAAAGTTAATTGATTCAGGGATCCTTTCAGATTCAGGGATAGAATTAATTGAACTTTTATACAAATAAAAAAACCTTCCCGGCTTTGGCAAGCTGGAAAGGAAAAGATAAGGAAGTACTATAAAGGTAGTATAACAAATTCATTTCACTTTTTCAACTATGCGGGCAAGCTAGTAGAAAGGAAAAGATATGATAAAGAAATATACTACTACAAGCGGGGAAACTCGCTACTTATTCCAAACCTATTTAGGAATTGATCCCTTAACCGGAAAAGAAAGAAGGACCACGCGACGGGGGTTCAAAACTCAAAAGGAGGCTAAACAAGCGGAAAGAAACTTACTTTTAGCCGTGGAAGAAAACGGCCTACCTTCAAAATATGAAGATCAACTTCAAAACCCTAGTTTCAAAGAATTGTCTGATCTGTGGTTAGAGAATTATGAAACGACCGTCAAAAAAAGCACCTTTCAAGTCATTAAAACCAAAGTCAAAATTTTTGAAAAAGACTACTTTAAGGACATGAAGATGAAACAAATATCAGTAGCCTATTGTCAAAAAGTAGCTATTGAATTAAGTAAGCGATATATATTGTATAACCAATATTTTACTGTTGTTAGGAGAATTTTTCAGTACGCTGTCCTAGTTGATATTCTTCAGACAAATCCATTTGATAAAGTTATAAAACCAAAAAGCAGACAAATCCAGAAGAAAGATAATTACTTAACCAAGGAAGAGTTAAAAAAATTCTTAGATATAGCTTTTTCAACTACAAAGGGGTATTTCTTCCCGGCTGTACATTTAATAAGCTATACCGGTTTGCGTGAAGGTGAAGCAATCGGTTTGAAATGGTCGGATATTGATTTTGATAATAAGAAGATAACAATTTCACGGACAGCTTCCAAGTTGGAGGGTGGTCAAGCACTTCAGACGCCAAAGACAAACAGAAGTTATAGGACGATTTCTGTTGATCAAAATACTTTGATTATTTTGAAGTCGTGGAAGAAGGAGCAAATGAAATCCTATTTTAAACAAGGCAAACATTTTGAAGGTAGTGAAAATTTTGTTTTTACTAATTCTAAATGCGAGTGGGTGAGAATTTCTACTTTTTTTCAACGGTTCAAGCGTTTCATAGAGAAGAATAATTTAAAACAGATTTCCCCTCACGGTTTAAGGCATACACACGCTTCATTGTTGTTTTGTGCTGGTGTGGAACCAAAAAATATTTCCGATAGGTTAGGCCATAGCACTGTACAAATCACGCTAGACCTGTACACTCACTTAACCGAGGATCAACGAACTGATACAGTTCAAAAACTAATTGACTACATGGCAATATAA